TAGACGATCGCGTCCCACATACGGACTTGAGTGAACACATCATCGTAGTTGACCTTGTTATCATAAGCAAGAGTCAAAGCCAACTCAATCAACTTCATCTTGTCTTCGAGTTTCTCAACAAGTTCTACGTCCTTGATGTTATACTCAATGAACTTTTGATAGTCTTGTTTGTACAATTGATGTAAGGTTTCATACTCGCTAAAATCGAGTTTCTTTTCGCCCAACTCAACGTGAGCAATATTATCGAGGCGATAGGACTCTTGTTGAGAATAGGTAAACTTACGATACAATTCAATGTAGTCAAGGATGGCGATACCATCCATATCATAGATTTGATGTTCGCGATTTAGAATCATCGCTTCACGAAGTGACAAACGATTCCAAGGAGATAACTTCTTGGCTTCATCTTCACCAAGCACTTTTGTAATGCGATTTACGAGATATGGAATATCGAATGTCTTGATATTCCAACCGCTGACTACATCTGGATGGAATCTGGTCCAGAAATCGAGGAAGCGTCGTATGAGGTCTGACTCATCTCTGCATTGAGCATAGTGCACGTCGTCACGGTGCTTGATATAATCACTGCAACCAAACACAAAATAATTACCTTTGAGTTTGATAGTAATGGCTGTGATTGCTTCGTTTGCATCTCTTGGCTCTGGGAATCCGTTCTCGGATCCAACCTCAATATCAAGATAGGCAATAAGTATTTTACTAACATCCCAAAGAATATCGTCAGGATACTCATCAGCAATATAAGCGTACTCATACCGATTATTGCCAAAAATAGGAAAATTGTCGACACTCTCGTACCTCTGTATAAATTCACGACACTCTGGAATTGTTCCAGGCTGAATGGGCTTGACGTATTCACCGTCAAGAGTTTTGAAATCAGTCTTTTCGTTTGCCAAAAGATAAAAGGTCGGACGGAATTCCACCTTCCGTCTGACCCTCTTATCGTTCTCGACACCGCGATAGAGGATATATTTGCCTGCTACCGTGATGTTTGTATAAAAATCGGACATATTACCCCGTAATCAATTGCTGCGGTGGAACTACAATTCCTGCTCCGTAGATTTGATTATACCCGTTTTTCACTTCTTCGGCAACTTCTGCGACAATAACGATTTGTGCCAAATTAACTGTGAAAGGACCGTCACTGGCTTGCATCCAAGGAATAAATCCAAGAGATGGTCCGTTTGGAGTATTACGAAGAACGACGCCGACGGGATTTTTGAATTGGAGGTGAGTCTCCGTCTCCTCTAACACGTCTACAACTAATTCCTCGCCACTTAGAAGTTTTAATGCTTTCAGTCCCATGATCTTTCCTCTTGTAATTGTCAAATAAATTTTTATCTTTCAGACTTTGAGGCATGCCATTTTTATAGAAAACGCCATGATCCATAAGCCATGTATCTTCACCAACTTTTAATGCCCAGCCATTGAATGATTTAATTTCAATACCCAAACTCAAAAGATGTTCCTTTAATTCACTTAATGAGTTCATGATAGGCTCGCATATATAGCAGCACCAATAACTCCAGCGGAGTTACCGAGTTGTGCTTTGTGTATTTCAAATGGTGCTTTAAGTAAATGACTCCACTCACCCCATACTTCACTCACACCACCACCGATAACAACATGATCTGGCCAAAAACATTTATTAAGTTCAGCAAGATAAATGTTAACATTGTTTGCATATTGCTCCCAAGTTAAATTGTTTACCTTTTTAACTATTGCAGCAGCAATATTTTCTGCGTTATCAATACCACCAGGAAGTGCCATACGACCAAACTCTGTGTTGTACAACAATTCATCATCATGATAGATGGCTGTTCCAATACCAGTCCCAAATGTTAGCATTATGGTTACGCCATTGAGATTTCTCATTGCGCCAAAATTAATTTCAGCGATGGCTGCAGCATCAGCGTCATTTAAAAATGCACAAGGTAATGCTAATACTTTTTCTGCTAGTTCATGTACGTTAACAGTACGCCACTCAGGATCAATGTGAGGACCTGTTAGCATCTTGTTGTTCTTTACGATAGTTGGAACACCAAGTCCTACTGCTGTGGCTTCATAGGGAATATAATATTGTATAGCATTTAAAATATTTGATGGAGTAGATGGAGAAGGGAGTTCAATTGATTGAAACCCATCGACTTTTCCTGTCGTAACATCTACGAGACCCATTTTAATAAATGAGCCACCGACGTCAACTCCAAATACTTTACTCATTTAGATCAGCGGTGTCTCTGCGCTCAGTTGTGTTGCGCTTCAATTTAAAACCAACATGATTGGCATGAGCATCGATGAATAGTTTTTTGATGCGACCATAATCGTGTTCATCAGAAAACCAATTATAAGTTTTTGCCATAGCAAACATGCGCTTATACTGGCGCGGAAGTTTAGCATTAAAAAAGTCACTACGATTAGCCATTTAATAATTCCTCACACTTTTTCCAAAAACGCTCTTGCTGTCCTGGGTGGAATGATTGCCAGCAATGCCAAAACATATCTTGTTGTGTTTCCCCATCGGTTAACCCATAAGTTGTACCAATACCATATACAGGCATACCATCAGCCAGTGGCCAATATGGTGGGCTATCTTTTGGCTCCCATGCCATACGAATTGGTGGAGCCTCATAACGTAATGGCATCAAGAGTTCAACTTCTATATTACGCTCTCTTGCTCGCCAAGTCAACTCTTCAGCAACATCTCCGCGAGGCGTTGGTTCCAAATATGGTTTTCCGCACTGAACGAAAAGATCAAGAGTAAAACAAATGTTATGAGCACCTGCAAAAACATGTTGATTGTTTTCAATATGATTACTTCGCTGAGCATCACCGATAAGTTTACCTTCATATGCTCTGTTGAACATGTAGTCAATGGCTGTATAATTTACTGGAACGCAATCAATATCCAAGAACAATACAGCATCATGTTTACGATCATGAATTGCTTCGATTGCTTTGTTCATGGATGCACCATGAGTCGAATCAGTGAGCACATGATAAAATTGATGACCTGACTTATTAAACTTATCAATTACTTGCCGCTGTAATTGAACGGTTTTCTGATCTATATTGTTCATGAATAATGAAACAATACATGGGTTTCTGGCTGGGATCATATGTATTCGCCTCTGAGTTTATAATTAATTTTAAATCGTTCAATTTTTAAATTTGAAAGTTCTAGATGTTTTCTTAACATTGATTCTGGATGGAAACCCATTTGAGCATTCGCATATGGGAATAGATTCTTAAACAATTCATGATACTTTGTCATCGCATCATTATCACCTAAAGCAAGAAGATCATTTAATCCACCACGATGATCGCCTCCCTCTGGCACATAGATTGTGTCAGGTTCAGGTTTAATATCAGGGAAGTTATCAAATGTTAAATCAAAGCGCATACGAATAACTCGATCATAGCGAATGTCATTAAGAGATTCATAACCTTTCATGAGTTCAGAACAACGCCATGCTTTGTAGTACATGTAAAAAATATTCGGTACAATAGTTTCGTGTGCCCAAGAACCATCATAGGCTTGTTTGTTTTGAATATCAATCTTGGCAATTGCTTGCATCAAACGAGAGTTGTCAAAGTCCTCAAACGTTGACATCTTTGGTCGATATTCTCTTAGGACTTCATCAACAGTCATATCGTTTGGAATAAATTGATTGCGATGATCTAAAGTATAGTTATGCGGAAGCCATGTATCAATATAAACATCAGCCTCATATGGTTTGATGATATGATTAAACAATGACTCATAACATTCTTTTGCGTTACGAATTTGTCCAGAAATTAAAACTGCAGTTTTCATATGTCATATCTCTTTCTATAGTCATAAGCGTAGTCGGTGCATATGCCGAAACATTCTGATACATCATCATTATGAATTTCTGGCATAACAGCGATACTATTTCTAATTGGTTGCTTACCAGGATAAGCCCAAATGTACTTTTTACTTGTGAGTGTCACAGTATCATTTTCATGCCAAAAGTAATGGAATGGGTGTTTGGATCTTTTGAAGAACAGAAGTGCTTCAATATTTTTGCAGTGGAACCAAGAATATGGGATAATGCTCACAAGCCATTCAAGGTCAACTGGGTACTGCGCATTGTCGTGCCCGAGATATAGTTCGTTATCAATATAACGAACGTCAACTTCTACATTGAAGTTTTGTTCAATGGCTTCTTCAATTTGTTTTGGAGAGTTCTCTAATTCTGAATTAGGACCCTCAAGTAATCCGCGATGTGCAATTATAATCATAATTCTTCAAGTGAGTGTGCTATGTCTCTGGTTTCATCAAAATAAGAAAGGTCATTAACAAAAACTTTCTTTTCGCAGTTCGCGGTGATATAAAACTCGCCAAGTAATGCTGTATTAACCACATCAAAGTGTTTAATCATCAATTCCTTAACCATTTTAAAATCAGAAGGATGCTTATAGATCATACCTTCTTTCCGCTCACACAGTTCTATATATTTCATTCCTATCTGTTGTTCAACGAAAAGCCAGAAATCGTGTTGACTAAATGGCGCAAACTTTAATTTGTTCTTGTTAAATTCACAGTCATAAAGCATTTCCTTGAACATATCTAACATCCTAGGAGTTTTTGCAGCCATCACATGGTCTGAAACATGGTAACGAAGATATTCTATCCTACGAAAAAATACATCTGAGGTTACTAACTTCTCATCATTTTCCAAAAGAAGTTGCATCACAGGAGTCAAATCCATATAGTATTCGTCTGAACGAACCTTAATTACATAAGGTGTTGATACCCATTGAAGTCCTTTGAATGTTGACAAAAATTGATAGTATCTGTTTTGGCTATTGTAGACCTTGTCCATTTTTGCCTGTTTGGGCATATCATTAATAATGATTTTTAAATTTGGTCTATTAACAGTCTCAATATATTCTTTAACAGTTGGGTGAGTCCACGTTGAATTGTTCCAAGTGCTTACAATAGTGTTTATATGTGACTGAAGACCAAGCATAGTCAACATATTTCGGTGTACTGGTCCCTGAATGACCAATGTGAACAAATCTGAGATCATGGCTTCTCACAAATCCAAAATCTTCTATGTCCCTTTGTGAATTGGTTTGTGGTTAGTGGTTCCCAATCGTAGCAATGAAAGTCAGCGTTTAATTCTTTACTGTCAAACCGATTATAAAGAAACTCATTCTCAATAATTTGCTCTTCAATCGCTGCTGCTGATGGGCGAGTAGAATATTTGCCCAAGTCTTGGTCATAGCCATCAACTTGATCAAGTTTGATTTCAAATTCAGGATCTTCACTATCACAAACTTCAGATTCTAAAAATAATAAGTTTGTGTGTTTGGATACACAGGCTAAATCTTGACGCCAGTCATCCAAGTGATATAACACGCCCCAGTGAATTACAATATCAAAGGTACGATTTAAATCCCATGGATTGTTTTGATCTAGGCAGATTGTCTCAGCAGAGGGCATTACCTCTTTGAGTACATCTAAATGCCCTTGCCTACCATCGGTGAAAGTTACTTTAGCACCAAGTTGGTTTTGTAAATAACGACCGATGTGACCGTGACCACATCCTAGTTCTAGAATCGTTTTATTTCTGAAGAATTCTTTTCCGTACAACTTCTCGATGAAGTTGACTCGGTTTACTCTCCATTGAACATAATGATCAAGAAACATTACTTCTTGTAGTTTTGTAGATAATGAGTTAGATCTTCTGGAGTTCCAAGACCCCACATTCCTTCGGCTTCTTTGATACGGACTTTCTTCCCATCACCAATTGCTTCATTGAACACTGGGCAAACGTAGAACTCATTATTAACACGAACGTTCTTTTCAATCATTTGCTCAGCATACTTGACATAGTCAGATCCCTTCTTCCAGAAGTAGATACCGACCGTAGCATTATCGCTGATTGGTTTCTTTTCAGCAACTTCAGCAACAAAGCCATCCTCACCGACACGAGCATAAGACCACTTCGGGTGAGTTGCTTTGAACGTAATGATGCCGCCATCAACACCTTCAGCATTGAAGGCATAAAGGCATTCGTTGCTGTTCCACTCAACGAACTGGTCGCTGTTAGCAATCACCAACTGATCATCGTTGTTGATATATTCTTTAGCAAGCAGTGTTGTGCAAGCAGCACCTTCAGTCACACCTTCGACTTGCACAATCTTACAATTAGGTGCGATGAGGTTCAAAAGAACTTGGAGATTGTATTTCTCATAGTGCTCTTTTTGTACAATGAAGATGTAATTGGCTTCAATATTGAGATTGTCAACGACAACCTGAATCATCGGCTTGTTACGAACATCAATCAGTGGCTTCGGGAAAGTATAGCCAGCCTGAGCGAAGCGCGACCCAGCACCAGCCATTGGGATTAATACATTCATTTTACTAGACTTCCATGGAATAGAGACATCTTTATATTCTTCAAGAGTATTAATAATGCGATCAATAGTCGTATAGTTCAAGTCACTGCGATTCTCGACAGGTACGAGTTTCGCTCCACTATCTAGCGCACCTTGACGACCGATGTGACTGTCCTCAACAACTACGGTATTGCGAGGCAAAGCATTACAGGCAGTCATCGCTTGCCAATACATTTCAGGGTATGGCTTTGTACGCCTCACATCTTCATTGCTAACGTAATAATCAATGTGCTCGAGAACGCCAAGTTTTAAAAGAACGAGTCTAACTGTATTGCGAATACTATTGCTGGCTACAGCGATAAGGTATCCGCGCTCTTTGAGTTCGCGAAAGAATCCAACCAGTTCATGATCAACTGGTAGATCTCCGAAAATATCAAACGTGGCTTTTTGTTTATCTTCCCAAACTTGATTGTGTTTACTTACGGGAAGATTCTTGCGTTGAGTGAGCATGTTGAGTTTCTTGGTCGTTGAAAGACCATCATACAAACTCAAATGCTCTTCTTGAGAGATTACAAACTCAGGACCGACTTTTTCGAGTGCTCTATTGAGAGCCTCATAATGAATCTCGCGGCTATCCAAAAGGACGCCGTCAAGATCGAAGATGACTAGTTTATTTGTTTTTAGTTTTTCCATGGCAATTTTCCATTATATTTTTCTAGCATTGTCTTATTGCCCTTCTCAAAGAACTCATGCTGCACCGAGAGACTTGTATTACCGACTCTGTATTTTACTGTATACTCTCTTGTGGAGTCAAACTTTAAATTGTTTTTCGTTGACATAAGTGTGCCTGCAATTACACGATCAATCTCAGGCTGACCTGGCTCGCGGAACTTACGATACCAAACTGGAGAAATATTAACTGCAAGTGCCTTATGCACCATATAGCAGTTCACGTCGATGAAATAATCTTCAGGATGAAGAACGCTTGGCCAAAGACCGAGGCTCTCACAGTTATCCTCACAGAGGAAATTGCCGTCTTTGTCAATAATCTTTCTGAAGGAAAAAGCCCAGTGGAGATCTTTTTCCATGATAAGATTGACCATGGACTCAACGTGGTTTGGCTCGATCATATTATCATCGTCAAGCCAGAGATGATAATTTCCATCTGCAAAATATGTTGCAGCACCGTAAACACGGTGCCCATTATAGCGATCAATTCCTGTAGGATAAGGTAGAACACAAACATGTTCGTTTCCGCTTCTACTTGGAAAACCGATTTCTTTTAAGATAGGATCGGCTTCTTCCCATCGCTCATATCCATCTACAACAACAATATGTTCTTTGTTTGAATATGTTTGTGCGCGAACTGATTCGATATTTTCTTTTAGAAAATGCTTACCTGTTGTTGGTGTTATAATTGATACTCTAAACATTTTTAATCCCAAAGATTTTGATAGTATTTTCCAAACAAACGGAAGCCATTTTTCTTTCGTTCCCAGTATGCCTTGGCTTTGGCTTCATTATAAACACCAGGATCGACAGTGACAAGTTCTTCCCAATCTTTGCCTTCTACTGGAACACGCTTGTACTTTGGCTTCTTGATCCAGAAGTTTGGGTCACGATCTTTTGAGTGTTCGCCAAATGTCCAGATCATTTCCTTTAGAATCCAATCCCAACGCTTGAAGTGAAACTCATCCACATCCCAATCGTTTTTCTTTGGCTTGGCATTAGTCGAACGAAGATTTTCTGGAACATCTTCATCATCGGTACAAGGTGCACCATGTTGAGTCTTGCGCAACTGCTTGAGCATCGGAAGAATGATGTCAGCAAGAGTATGATCCATGCTCCATGTGTCCCATGGATCAATACGAATAGACTTCTTTTGCTTACCGTCTTTCTTTGGATATCTACCGATCGAGATCTTCATGACAGAAAATACCTCAAAATTCCTGCAAACAAAACCACACCAATCACACCGTTGAGTATCATCAACGCACGATCATTCCATCTAAACCCAACAAAGAACCAGCCGACTGCTCCAATCCAACTACAGATCAAATCGATCCATTGATATTGGACGAGACCGCTGGCTCTTATTGTAATGCCAACAAGTGTAATGAGACTTGCTGTCCATTTCACATACCAAGTAATATCATACTTGGGTGTGATAGAGTTTAGTTTAGTCACGACTTCTTACGACGCGCTTTACGTTTCTTAGAACCCAATTTAGCACGACCTTTACCAAATCCCTTTGTTCCTGTTTTGGCTGGCATGATTCAACCTCAAAAGGGATTTGCTACTTGAGGAGGAACTGCGCCAAAAGCAAAATCTGTATGACTGGTTCCATTAGAACCAAAGTCCAGATCTTTTTTCTCCTCAGTTTTCTCAGTTTTAAAATCGTTGACAACGTCAAAGCGATCACCGATTTCAAACTTGTAGCCAATTGCCTGCATGAAGTTCATAAACTCTTCAAGCATTTCAGGAACAGTCAAATCATTATCGTTCAATTCGACAATAACACTCTTTCTAGAGTCCTCATCAAAAAAACGACCATCACTTAACTTGCCGTCATATTCAAATCTAACGTTAGCCATAACATACCTCAATGTAATGATGTATTAGCACTATTCGGATCCAATTTTGGAATCCGATCTAAATTCTCAACGATATATTTAACAACGTTCTGAAAGTCATTATCGTCGAGAACAGTCTTATATATCATCAATCCATTATGGACTCTTGCTGCAGCGACCGCGAGGGGTGATGCACCATCGCGAATGAGATCAATGATGTTTCCTGCATCACGATCAAGAAGCATTCGCATCATATCATCTTCATCTGACATTTAGTCACCCTTTTTCTTAAGATTTGGAAAAAGTTCTTCTATTTCTAACTGTTGCACGTTATGATCATAAACAGTCCAAGCAAGGAACCCGACAAACGCAGCAAGGAATACCCCAACTGCTACCTTCTCGCCGAAAAAATAACCGATGGTTACGAGACTGAGTGCGATAGCAAAAGCACCACCGAAGAAAGCAAGAGTTCTAAGAGCAGCCTTTGTACGAATGTTCATATAAATTTCCTCATTAGCCACGACGCATTCGCGAAATATCTTTCATTTGTTCCTCATCAATGACAGGAACGGCATTACTCTTGTGCATTGTCGCGATACCCTTGACAAGAGTGCCAGTATATTTTAGAGATTCTTTTCGTTCAGTGTTTGATGCGCTTGTGTTTAGAGACTGAATATTACGCGCAACGTCTGCGCCAACCCGAGGGCTGTATTGTAGAGTCGGAATTTCATGGACTCCAAGAATTTGTGAACTCGGCTTATACTTTTTTGCAACAACACCTTTCGCTTTCCTTTTCTTTTTGGGTTTGAAACGAGCAGCGCAATAGATCATCATACAATTACAGGATAAGTCTCAACGTGCCAGTTATAGAACTTCTGAATCTCGAGAATCTTTTGACGCACAGGTTGTGGCGTGTTGATGCCATACTTATACTCGAGTTCAATCAACTCTTTCGTAAGTTTGCGCAACTCACGAACCTCAACCATTGTACCAAGAGGCATCACTTCAAAATCACCATTAGACATTAGACTTTCTCCACAAGTTTAGACAAAGTATGATCGGCAATCTTTGCTCGAATCATCGAGGGAATATCCGTATAGGGATCTTCCAAGAAATAAGCGCAACCATTCTTCCATCCATTATACTTGACAAATCGTGCAAAGTCAAGCATATGCTTTTTATTGCTTGGATCAAATTGTACTCGCTCTTTTGGAGCAAGAACAGAACGTCGATATTCATTTGTCATCGTAGTATCTACCCTTTCGTTTTGCAGGAATACAAATTAGTATACCTGAAATCAGACCAAAAAGATACATAAGAATTCCAAATACATATGGGTCTTCTAACACTAGAACTCACCCTCACGTGGCTCATTAGCAAGAGTATCAATCACATCCCAACCCAGTTCAACCAAACGGTCTTCAACATGATCGGGGTTGGCACCACGCAATTCATCTGGAGTGAAACAGATAACTGCATACCCAAGATGTCGCATTTTAGTGCAAAGTTCAAAGACCTTGCTTTCTGTCATCACATCGCTCATTAGTAATGCTCCGCATTGTAATCAACATCACCTGGATCAAACGTCAGATCGTCGTATGATACAACCTCTGCATCAGTGTCGTTCAGATCATAGTCAAGATCACCACGCTCATATCGCGCGAGAATATCATGAACCTCAAGAACCGAAAGTCCAGTTGCAGTTGCAATCTCTCGCTCCTTCATGCCATCAAGACGATACATCTCAATGACATCAATCTCAACATTGGCAAAGTATCCCATTATCCTTCCCTCACAGCAGAATCTTCAATTTCATCATATAGTTTGTTAAGAATTGCATCGGCGAACAATGCATCTTTCGCAGGCATTGTCTTTATATAAAGAGTCAATGCATCATGAATAATGTCAAGTTCAGAATCAACAAGACAAATATTGATATCATATTCTTTCATGTTAGAAAGGCACTCCCTCGATAATGTCAATAGTATGCGATCGCTGCTCGCGTTTGTAAGCACGATCACCAAGAACCAAAAGCAGATTGCGTGCTCGCTCGAGTTTTGCAGCAATGTCATAGCACGTGCTAGAATCTGCCTCAGCAGAGACTTCATGAATCATCAATTGATCCACGTTCGCAATAAGATCAGCAGCCTCAACAGCCAATGTTTTATTGTCAACCATGATATTACCACTCCTTGAAATTGCCAGATGCTTCGTTCTCGTCGAAGCCAAGATTGTACTCAGCAATCTGCTGCTTTGTCATGAATCGCTCAGGAATCTCGTCGCTGGCATACGTCGCATCAGTAAAGAAATGCGGACGACGAGGACGACGATAATAACTGTCAGCAGAGCCACGGTCATACGGACCGCCATGTCGTTTATCAAAATTCATTATGCCACCAACTACCCACAACGGGCACTACCTGAATGCGAGGAGCGACACCCTTTTCTTCAGCCATGTCGTCGAAGAACGACTCACCAGGAAG